CCTTGAATACCTTGAGCACCTTGCGCGCCAGGAGCACCAGCACCTGGGCCACCCTGTGCACCAAATTCACCTTGGGTACCTTGAATACCTTGAGGCCCTGGAGCACCAGTTCCTGTATCACCCTGGTGACCCTGAATACCTTGAATACCCTGAACACCTGATCCACCGATACCATCTGTACCTTGGAATCCTTGAATACCTTGTGTACCCTGGGTTCCCTGAGCTCCCTGTGTGCCTGGAGTACCAACCTGACCGGCAAAACCTTGTGCACCTTGAGAACCCAATGTTCCCTGAGCAGCATCACCAGTTCTAAAGAATTCTAAGAAACACTCATCCCCAGCAGTGAATGATTGTGTTCCTTCATCTATCAGTGTTGATAATGTCAATTCAACATAGGTTGTTTGATTGATGACAGCTGTGACTGGCCAGATATAGAATTCAGCAAAATCTGGAGTCGCGTTATTATCGGTGCCCTTAATAACAATGTAACCTTTGGGGTTACTTGTACTAGCACCGAATGAATTTAACCAGCCATCAACCGTCGGATTACCTGCGTCAGCACTAGCGTTGTTGATATAGATTGCAGTAGCTGCATTCTGGGTACCATTATTCAGTCTGAAATTACCAGTACCTGGGTCTGACTGAGCAGTGCCTGAATCAAAGGCGAATTTAAATCCAGCAGAAGCACCAGCCTGACCATCATTACCTTGAATGCCCTGAGCATCGGTACCTTGATTACCTTGAATACCTTGAGGACCTGTTCCGCCGGGGCCTTGGAATCCAGCAAAACCTTGGTTGCCATCTTCTCCTCTGTAGCCTTGAATACCCTGTGTTCCCTGAGCACCAATACCAGCCTGACCTTGGTTGCCTTGGATACCTTGAGTTCCTTGAGAACCAGCACCATCAGCACCTTGGAAACCTACATCACCTTGGAAGCCATCTGTTCCCTGATCACCCTGAATACCTTGAGTTCCTTGAGCACCTTCGTCACCGGAATCACCAGTTCGAGCAAATGTTACTGTTACATCTTCTGAGTTGACAAAGGTTCCATTACCATTTAGATATGAAACATCAATGGTATGGGTCTCATTATTTTCAGTAGAACCCGAGATCGTGTAGATATGGAATATCGCGGGATCTGATTTCTTCGTGACCTTTACGTGGCCCTTGATGGCTGATGTTGAATCATCAATTGTCCTCAAGTAGGCCTCGATGCTCACACCGTAGTCATCAATTTCACGAATGAATATCTGAGTTGCGGCAGATGGTGTGGCATTATTGTAGCGAATTAAGCCATCGTAACTTCCAAACGGAGGATAGGTCGAGGTTGTCGTGTCGAATGTATAGTCAAATGTGACACCACCGAATCCACCTGATGCTCCCTGAATGCCCTCACCCTGAGGACCTTGAGGCCCTTGAGGACCTTGGACACCCTGCGGGCCAAGATCACTGATAATAATATTACCGACCATGGCCGCATGAGTAGAACACTGATAATATAACAGGCTCGGTGCATTGGGAGGCACGACGAATGTGATTTCACCGTTGTCCTCACCATTATTGGTGACCCCAGTATTATACTGATCTCCAGTACCTGTACCTGGGTCTGTCTTGATATAGAACGGATGCCCTGAAGCATTGATCTGGAATTTATATGTGAATCCCCGAATCAGAATGATATCTGGGTTACCACCGATACCATCGACAACATAATCAGTGTTACCGTTATTGGTGATCTGATAAATTCTTGCACCATCGGAACCTATCTGTCCCTGAACACCTTGAATACCAGTGTTACCTTGTGGCCCTTGGATACCCTGGGTACCTTGATTTCCTTCTGAACCGTCAGCTCCTTGTGAGCCAGTAGCACCTTGGAGACCAGTATCACCCTGAATACCCTCATCACCGGTAGGCTGGAATGTAATGTATACGCCATTACCTTCAGCAGCAATGATTGATGTCCAATCAGAATCACCGGATTCGAATTGAACATTAATAGTCCACCAACCGGTCTGATCAGCAAAGGCAGTATAAGAGAATTTAGCATAATATCCCCTGAAGCCTTTACTCACGATTGTGAGATAACCCTTAGGAGTATTATTCACCCCATTTAGGGCTGGGATGATTGTATCGAATACCTGATTATAGACATCAAGGTCATCGATATACAATGCCGTGGCTGATGCCAACAAAGCATTATTGAATTTTAAATTACCGAACGATGGATCTGACGCAGTGGTATTTGTATTGACGTAATTATATTCCCAAGACAATCCACCCATCGGGCCGATTGCACCTGTATTACCGCCAAGACCTTGTGCCCCTTGTGGCCCCTGAACACCTTGTAGGCCCGGAGAAGAAGGAATAAACGTAAGGACACTTTCTGGTCCATATGTTGATACCTGGCCAGTTTGGTCAGTCGAGCCCGATTCCCACTCTAAGTCTAATGTCCACCAGCTAGTATTATCTGTGATTCCATTGACCAAGAACCAGGTATTAATATCACCCGATGCAGTATTAGCATTGCTTAAAATCAAACTTCCGTATGGAGCGGAAGGTAATTGACTCATATAACCCAATACAGCTTCTATACCATTAGATAAACCAACATCACGATCATCAATATACATTTCTGGAGTCCCAGAAAGGAAATTGCTATCAGTTTTGAAGAATGTTTGGCCTGGATCTGAGGCTGTCGTTTGAGCAGTATTGTAATTATAGAGGAATGAAAAAGGAGGTAATCCAGTACCAACAGTACCCTGTGTACCACTGAATCCTTGAAGACCTTGAGCACCCTGATTACCAGCTGGGATGAATGTGATAGATGCAGTAGCATCACCAGTAGGTACTACAGCACCAGCATTCCAACTTGTGCCTGGGAACGCGTCTGTTCCTTCGAGCTCAGATCTCTCAATGAAATTGATATCAAAATTACCCCAGTCAGAACCAGTACCTGTTACAGACCAAGTCCAGTTGGTATATTCATATATGATATACTGATAAGTGCCATTTGATTCTCTGGCACTTCGAATTATAATTTGGCCTTTCGGGCTAGATGTGATAGCATCAAGATAATTAAACAGTTCGTCGATTCTTCGACCCGAACCCGCCAGATCATCGATCCACATTTCTGTGGCTAATGTTACGTTAGAATTGTTTAAATACCAAGTATTAAGGCCGGGGAACTGGCCACCAGTTGTATTTGTACTGAATTCCCAATAGAAAGACAGACCTCCTGCCCATCCTTCCACACCTTGGTTACCAAGATTTCCTTGAATACCTTGATTACCCTGTGTTCCCTGAGCACCCTGAGCACCACCAGCACCGGTTCCACCTTGGATACCGAGATCCCCTTGGATACCTTGAGGCCCGGATATCCCTTGTGGGCCCGTGTTGCCTTGCAATCCCTGAACCCCTTGGTCACCCTGAATGCCCTGCGTACCTTGTGGCCCCTGATTTCCCTGAAGCCCTTGGAATCCTTGAATACCCTGATTCCCTTGAGTTCCTTGGTTACCTTGAATGCCTTGAGGCCCAGTATTACCCTGTATACCTGTTGGACCTTGAGTACCGATAGCATCAGTACCCTGAAAACCTTGAATGCCTTGAGGGCCAGTATTACCCTGTAATCCTTGAGTACCTTGCGGTCCTTGGAATCCTTGTGTTCCCTGTGGGCCTTGGATACCTTGAGGGCCAGTATTGCCCTGTAAACCTTGATTACCTTGGATGCCTTGGTCGCCCTGAAGCCCCTGAGGACCTAAGAACCCTTGAGGGCCTTGAATACCTTGGATGCCTTGAATTCCCTGAGTCCCTTGCGGGCCTTGGATACCCTGTGGTCCGACATCGCCCTGAATACCAAGATCACCCTGGGTTCCCTGAGAGCCCTGAGGCCCGATAAATCCTTGGATACCTTGGAAACCAATAGGGCCTTGAATACCGAGATCACCTTGGACACCCTGTGGACCTTGCAGACCAATGAATCCACGAGACCCTTGGATGCCTTCTTCACCAAGTTGACCCTGAACACCCTGATCTCCCTGAATACCTTGGAAACCCTGAACACCTCTAAAGGAACCGATGTTTACCCAGTTCGTGCCGTCGTATATCCACAGCTCATCTAAAAGGTCATCAATAACACCTTCACCGATATTTGCGCCTGGAAAAGTAGCATTTAATAGTGCCTGAGGATCGCCGGTAGAATTGACATCAGCAACAGAACCAATAATTGTGAACCCAGGGCCGTACTCACCTTGTGTACCCTGATCGCCTTGGAGACCTTGAAGTCCTTGAACACCCTGTGGCCCTGTGCCTAAATCTAACCACTGAACACCATCTGAATATTTTAGTGTCCCATCATCAGCATAAACGATTGCACCTTCGAATGGCGCAGGGTCGAGCTGTATGGGAAAGGCCTGGGGTATTCCCTGGCCTATGGTTTTATTTTTACCGGATATAGTTCGAAATTGTTCTGGCATTCTAGGTTCCTACGGTTATACTACATCGTCTTCTTCAGACTGACCGAGAGTGAATGATAATGTAACATCTATCGCGTTATTAGCATCACTTTTGGCTTCCAGAATGTCTCCTGATTTTAAGAACTGACCATTAAGAGGAATGGGGATTGTTTCATAACCAGGAACTTGCAAGTTTCTAATGATCCAAAATGTCTGTGTAAGATCAAATCTGAAAACTTGCACATCTACTGTAGCTGTATTAGCTGTAGTATTGCAACAAATTAAAGGACTGATAATTTCACCAACACCTGGCTCTACAGTAGTCGAACCACCGAATACCAATTCGGGAACCTCATAATTAGGCACATTAATCAATTCCTGCCAATTTACTGACAACGATTTATTGACCGCAACTGGTTTCGCGTCTGGCGCCTGTGAAGTAGCGATTGTGGTTATAGCCATGTGTAGTAGATCCTATATTCTCTTTTCTATTTAGACCTAGATTGACGCGCGACTTTGAGAAGCACGTCTTGCAAGTTTACGTACTGAAGATGTAAATGGTCGTCCTTCGATTCGTCCTGTTCGACCATTAATCCTTAATCCTCGGGCGAAGTACTGGTTGTTCAATTCGTCTGAACCCGACCATCTAATTCGACCACCATCTTCATATTGGACAGATGCCAAGGCCGAGATTGCACTACCCAGGTTTCTGAAGTTCAAAGGAAGCGCGTTTCTGTTAACGCCTGCCGATGCACCGTTGAACTGGTGAGCAATAGATTCAACCAACGATCCGAATACTAATGAATCTGGTCTTAAAATGTTATCTTTTAAGGCCTCTGATATTAATGTATTTACCATCAGAGTATGATCTGGGTCAGGCGTCAGGTTTGTTGTGATATAATTTTGCAATCTATCCCAACATCCAGTGAACGCATCGAGCAGATCTGTATTGTTAGCCCCAGCATTTTGATAGCCAATGCCATCCCAGAAGTATATATCTCCCTCCCAGTGATTCACTGCATATGCCGTAGATACAATATATGCCCAATTTGGTCTCTGGCCGGTAGAAGGTAATGCTCCGGTATTTTCTAATACACCCTTGAATATCAAGTTTGGATATGCGTCGGATGGATTGAATACTGGGAATACGATCTTACCTTCCTGATCGAAGAACGATGCAGAGTAGGTCAGTGTAGCGAAAGATGAACCATAACCAGGCCCTGAGTATCCGCCAGGTGTGGCCAATGCTGTATTCACATACTTGAAGTCATTTACCATAGCCTGAATGAGGTTTCCGGCATCTCTTCTGGTCAGATATTCATCTACGAATCTGTATGTAGCCCCGACCCATCTTACAACATCCTTGGCAAGATCGACTCTCTTGGCAGTAAGCGCGGCCTTCGCATCGAGGTAGATATCACCCATCCATGCTTCATCCGGCTGTATCTTGACAGGAAGATTCTTAGGTGTGTTATTATACAAAGTGAGATAGAAGATGTTAGCCAAATCCTTGACTTTCTCGACCTCAACTTCACTTGGGAATCCACTATTGAGCACCTGCCCCTCGAGCTCACCTTTCAGTGCTCTGGCGCAAATCTCACCCAACTCTCTGTACGATCGACCAGTAGGTTCACGTTGCTCTTCTGGCAATCTCAAAATGTTATTCCAGAAATAGAAGTCTGCATTCCATCTTGAAGCCAGATTAGAATTGTAGTTCAAATCCCAGCTGAATGCATCGAGTAGGTAACCAGAATCTCTATAACACTTGTCTCTATCGTAATCAAGGACATCGAATTCTTTGTTGATGAACTCTATCATTCGATCGGCAAGGACTGTGTCATTGTTATCGATTGTCGTTCCGAGAGTTACCAATTCTGCATCGACCCAAGAAAGATCTGGCTCTACCTGAGAAACCAGAACATCAAGATTATCTTCACGAATTACACTTTCAATAATCTGCACGAGATCTTGAGCACGGGCCCCTTCTGAAGAATTAGAATTATCACCCGTGAAATCTTGTGCTGTAGTCGTGTATTGTGTATCTTGTGTGTCGATACCTTGGACGATATCTCTTACCAACAGACCTAGATATTCGTAGGTATCTGCAGTCTGTCGCCGTGTTGATACTGGGAGAACACTGATAGCGTTTTCAAAGTAAATTTGTGCATTGATACGAGTGGCTCTATTTCCACCATATTGAACGTCGTGTGATATCGCGTCGACAATGAAACCAACATCTCGTCGGCAACTCTTTTCGATATAACTCAGACCATTCCAATTCTTGGCGATATAATCGATAACACCGGTAGAGATTGTCGCAGCCTGAGCCTCTATTGCATCTACATCAGCAGTATAATTAGAGGCGACCCAATCGTAATCCGGCTCATCACGTAGTGGTAATTTGGAATCATCTGGATCGTCTACGATATTGGCAATGTACATACCCAATTCTTTGGCTCTCTCACCGATCAATGGGTTGCCTGTGATACCGGTAGTAATCTGTGCGACAGTATTGCCAGGAGTTGGTGTTACCGCCTGGAGCTGCACGACTTTTTCTACGACCTCTGCAAGACGCATCCATGCAAGTTTTGTAGGCTCTCTCTGATCATATGGAAGCAGATTTACTGCGTTTACGAAATATATTTGAGCCGCATTCCATGTAGCTGCATTACCCTTATATTGAATATCGTGTGAAATAGCATCGACCACATATCCAGTATCTCTGAAGCACTTGGCCTGATCATAACCCAAACCATTCCATTCTCTAGCAAGATACGTGATTACATCTTTCTGAACCGTGGGTATTATTGCTTCGATAGCATTAAATGCAGATACATATACAGCATCATATGCAGCAGTATCAGGCTCTTCTTCAGCAGGCAGACCGGATAGACTAGCAGCACCGACAACATTTGTGGTGATATTGACCAGTACCTTCGATCTATCTGCAGCCTCTGTACCAGCAGTTACGCCCACAATCTGTGATTCTGGGTTACCTGGCGATGGAGTGACAGTCTCGGCATTTACGACCTGGCGTGTCACCTCAGCCAAATGAGCAAATGCTCTTTCTGAAGCTCTTCTTTGATTCTCTGGTAGTGTATTCACAGTATATGCATTTGTGAAATACATTTCAGCATCTTGGATGGTCGCACTGTTGCCACCGTGCTGAAGGTCGAATGATACACAATCAAGCAGATAACCTACATCTCTCTCACACTTGGCAGCATCATATCCAAGTCCATTCGGCCAATTATTATTTGCATAAACAATGGAGTTGGCAATGATAGATGTCTGGTTGGCAGTGATATCATCATATTCTGTAGTTGTATATCCAGTGGTGACAATCTCAACCTCTGCAGGGAGATTATCCAAATTGCCATCATTCAATACATCGATGATGATATCAATTAATGCATCACATTCGTCTGCCTCTGTAGTGGTAGCGATAGGATCTGCTACCAGAATATCTCTAACCAAAGTCTTTAATTCTGTATAAGCACCGATTGATGCAGTTGTCTCAGCAGCACTTCCTAGCTGATTGACTGCTCCATCAAAATATGCTCGAGCAGATGCCCTTGATCCAATATTACCTCCGTATTTCACATCGTGAGAAATTGCATCAAGAATATATCCTGTGTCTCTTTCACAGTCAGCGATATCATACGTTGCATAATTAGTGTTGACAAATGTGATAGTGTCTGATATAATACTAGCTTGATTCCCAGTAAACTGATCATATTCTGTAGTATCCAGACCAGTGACATCGATATCGACCTCAGCAGGCATACCTGCAGTACTTCCTGCAATCAAAACATTGATTGTGATATCAATCAGATCATTTACCCTTGTCTGTTCGGGAGCCGTAGTCACGATCTGATTTACGATGGTCTTCAATTGCCCGAATGCAGCAATTGTCTGAGCCTCTTCACCTGGTACCTGAGATGTTGCATTATCGAAGTAGGCAATTGCACTCAATCTTGAAGATGAGTTACCGCCGTACTTGATGTCATGTGAAATACCATCTAAAATAAACTTCGTGTCTCTTTCGCAATCTGCAACGTCGTATGTGAAATCAGTAGTGAATGGAGACGTATTAGCAGCAACCTGATCTGCAATCCAAGTAGTCAATTCTATGGCAAACTGTTGTTTATTGCCTTGGATTAATGATACAGCCTCTACTCGATCATCTGTCTGATAATCTGCGCCTTCTGTCGTTGGGAATGTTGAAGGTTCGAATGTGGTAACAGAACCATTCAATACATCAATGACACGATCAAACAGATCGTTGATTTCACCGATACTTTCTACAGCCGGCAATCTTGTGAGTTTATCTCTCGCGAATTCGATTGCTGCTATTGTTGCTGTAGACTGTCCATTGGCAGGATATCCACTAGATGTTCTGAGATATGCATTTGCAGACGTGACAGTATTATGATTGGTTCCTAAAATCAAATCTCTGCGTACAGAATCGATGATATACCCAAGATCTCGTGTACACTTAGCATTATCGTAGTAGATATTAGGATAATTTGCCTGAATGAAATCCTGTATATCAGAAATAATTGTTGCCTTATTGGCCTGAATTGCTGTACTAGCCGCAGTCCTTTGAGCAGTCTGATATGTGGCAGAACCGTTGCTCGGATATGTAACGGCAGGTGTTGTAGTAGCAGAACCATCGAGAATATCGATGACGATATCTGCCAATGACTGTACAGTGGCATCTGATGTGACACTACCCAAGCCCTTGATCTGATCAACAGCATATTGAATTACCGCAGCCGTTGCCTCGGATTGATTGCCAAGCAAATATTCTGATGTTGATCTGAGATACGCCTCACCGTTCGTGACAGAATTGTAATTAGATCCTGTGAGTAGGTCTCTTCGAATACCATCGATGATGTAATCAAGGTCTCGTTCGCAGACCTCATTATCGTAGTCTCTATTCAAGAAATCGGTCACTGCAGATTTCAGTGTAGCAGTTGCACTTACCGTATTGGATGCCCAGGTCTGGATATCAGTAGCAACAAAAGACAGATCTGGCTCTACCCTTGCAGGGATATTGGCTTCTGAGATTGTGGCTGCAGTCAGTGCATCAATGATGATTTCCATTAATTCCGAAACCGTGGTAGCCTCTGTGGCAGATGCAGCATTACCAGAAACATCTTGAGTTTCTGCGTTACCCGTGGTAGGTGTTACCACCGTCTCGACAACGATATCCTGCATGACTGATGACATATGGACATAGGCATCTTCTGTGTCAGCGCGTTGCAATGAAGGCAGTACATTAATTCCATCTTCAAAGTAAATATTTGCGGCTGCAAGTGTGGCCCTGTTACCAGCATATTGGAGATCGTGAGAAATAGCATCGATGATATAACCCGTGTCTCTCTCGCACTTAGCCTGGTCATATATTGGATACGTGGCAGTGATATAATCTGTTACATCTTGTTCTATCAAGGTCTGTGCAGTCTGAATTGCATCATGATCTGCCGTATTAAGGCCAGTGAGATCTGGTTCAACAACAGCAGGTAATCCGGCAGTTGTTCCAGCAGCAAGAACATCAATGATGATGTCTATCAATTCAACCACACGGAGTCTTTCTGGTGTTGTGGTTACGAATTCGTTTACCTTACCCTTGAGGAAAGAGAATGCCTGAATTGTAGGAGCAACCTCTTCGGGCCCTAATTGAGAAGCCGCACCTACAAAATATGCATCTGCAGCTCTGATTGAGGCACTGTTACCGCCGTATAGAACGTCATGAGAAACAGCATCAAGAATGTAACCGGAATCTCTGAAGCAATCAGCAACGTCGTAGACCAGTTCTGGGAATTGCTCACCGATATAATCCACCACAGACTGTTGAATGGCAGCCCTGTTGTTTTGGATCTGATTCTTGGCAGTGTTTCGTTCGGTTGTCTGATATGAACCACTTCCAGTCAACGGATAAGATGGAACAGTATATGTAGTGACAGTGCCATCTAATACATCAATTACCCTTTCGAAAAGTGTGTCGATTGTTGCATCAGCAGTGGCAAGACCTAATGCCTTGACCTGTTCCCTGGCACGTTCAACACCAGCGATTGTATATTCTTTCTGATCTGATAATACGTATGCTGATCCTGTTCGAAGATATGCGTCACCCGCAGTAATCGTATTATGTGTCGTGTTCAAAATAAGATCACGTCTTACAGCATCGAGGATATAACCGATGTCTCTTTGACATGTCGCGACATCATAATTAGGTAATTCCTCAGTAATATAAGCGATCACCTCAGCGATGATGAAATCCCTGTTGATCTGCAATTGCTCTCTTGCGTATGTTCTTTCTGCAACGATACCTGGGTTGGACCAAGTAAGAGAAGGAGCAGTGTTTGCATCTTCGATGATGTTAGCAACAACCTCGATACTAGCATTCAGACTATTCGTTACCGTGGCACCAGCAACACCTGCATCGATACCGATGGTCTCAATCTCGTCAGACAGTCTTCTAAATGCAGCTACTGTTTGAGCTCTTTCATTTGCAATCGTAGAGGCAGCAGTAGCATTGTAGTATGCCAATCCAGCCTGTACTGAGTTGAAGTTGGTTCCTAACTGGATGTCTAATGTTGTCGAATCAATGATGTACCCAGTGTCTCTTTCACACTTGGCCAGATCATAGGTGAAATATCGGTCTTCAAGGAATGCCGTGATTTCTTTTTGCAAGAACGCCTTATTGGCTTGAATCTTTTGACGGCCGAGAAGTCGATTTGCATTAAGAGCATTATCGCCCCATACAATCACATCAGCCGAAGGAGCACCATTCGTCATGATATCAATGATTTCATTGAAACCTGCATCTACCCTAGCCTTGGCCGTGGTATCTTCTACTCTGAGTGCCGTTTGTTGCTTGATGTAGTTTATGGCTCCAACGGTCTCAGTTAACTGATCACTGACAACCAAGTCAGCGGATACTGTTCCAGCACGATATGCAAGACCATTGAATATAGAATTGAAATTAGATCCTGTCAAGACATCACGCTTAACAGCATCCATTAATGTACCAGTATCACCCGAACAGTTCACATTGTTGTATGTGAAATATCTATCGTCGAGGTAGCTAATCACCTCTTGCTGGATAAACGCCTTATTTGCTTGCAAGTGTTGACGAGCAATAGTTTGGTTTGGATCGGCAACTGGTCTTACAAGAGTCGGGGTGACAGGATTTTCAAATACTGCCAATTGTACGGCAAGTGTATCGATCAAATCATGTACTGAAGTGCCCGTGGCTACATTTACTGCGTTACCAGAAGTGTCTTGGACAATACTGTTTCCGCCTTGAGGAGATACTGCTACATTTCTAACTATGTCATCAGCAATATCAGCAAGGTGTTGGAAGGCAAGTTTGGTCGGTACTCTTTGCTCTAGTGGTAAAATGTTGACCTGATTGATAATAGGCTCACCATCTTTAAGATCGACACCAAGAGCACCTTCGAAGTAGTAATTAATTGCCTCGATTGTAGATGCGTTTCCACCGTATTCGATATCCTTAGACACAGCATCCAAAATAAGACCAACATCTCGGTAGCACTTATCTTGCTTGTATGGCAATCCATTGAATGTTGGTATCAGGTGAACATCAATCACATCGTCTTGGAGTCGTGCTCTCTGACCATTGATCCATACTAGGGCATCAGAATAACCAGTCTCTACGACAGGCTCAACAGCTTCTGGTACAAGAAGATCACGGCTATCACCGATTGCAGTAGCAGTGATATTCATCAAATTACGAACCTGACTTGCCAGGGTCAAACCTAAATCTGGTTGTGATTGGTCCTGAACCTCAGCATTACCCGTGGTCGGTACAACCAATCGATCTCTTACGATCTGGAATGCAATCTCAGCCAAATGGGCAAATGTATTAGCAGTAGGAATAACCTCATCCGCACCTAATTGTGATACAGCATGATCGAAATAGAATTTAGCATTATTACCGGAAGCAACATTAGATCCATGTTGGATATCCCAAGATGCAGCATCAATAAGGAATCCAGTATCTCTTTCACACTTAGCAACATCATATTCTAGGTCTGGATATGTGGCTGCAACATAGGCAGTTGCCTCTGCAATCAAGAATGCCCTATTCAACTGTAAGATTACTCTAGCATTAAGAGCATTGGCACTTACGGAATTGGTTCCAAAATTATAAGGATCGGCATTTCCAGTTCCATTATTGAGAATATCAATGATCTCGTCGAATGCCGTATTAGATCTTGTCAGTTCGGCACCTGATAAACCAGCACCAATTTCACTCTTCAGATAATTAATTGCTGAGGTGGTTTGAACTAATTGATCTGTAATTACAGTTTCGGTACCTAAGGCTCCAGAGCGATAGGCAAGGCCAGTGTAGACCGCATGATAGTTAGAACCAGATACAATATCTCGTTTGACAGCATCGAGGATGAGTCCAGTATCTCGTGAACACTTCTCACCGTCGAAGGTGAAATAATTTGCATTAAGATATGAAATCACATCTTGTTGCATGAAGGCCTTGTTTGCCTGAATCGTTTGTCTGGCGTATTGACCTTGAGAATTTGTTGTTACCTTGGTCACAGCATTTGGCGTGACAGATACAAACGTATGATTACCACCAGCACCTACACCAGCATTAACAACGAAAGTATCGGCAGTCGGTACCGACGTTACCTGCATTGGAGTATTATAATTCGCATCACCAACACGAGGATATGAATGCTGTGTAGCATTTCCGTCTAGGTCACACGTGAAGGTAAATGAATATGGAGCAAAGATTACCCAATCGTCTGTCGTCAGACCATGGTTTGTAACAGTAAGTGTACTGTCGCCCGTGACTGGGTCATACGTAGCAGTTGACGGTGTGAGATATTCTAAATTAGATGCAGGATCTGACCAAACAATTGTATCGACATTGTCTAAACCGTTGTTGATAATATCGATGATCTCGTCAGCCGCGGCATCTGTTCTCGTCAGAGAAGGTTGGCCACTAATCGCTGCAGCCACCTGATTCTTGACATAACCCCATGCGCCAACCGTGGGCTCTAATTGGTCGTTTATGACCTTGGTTGAAATGCCCTGATAATATGCAATCCCTGCCTGAACAGAATTAAAATTCGTTCCTAAAGCAAGATCTCGTTCGATTGCAGGAAGGATGTAGAGATTTGTATCTCGTGCACACTTGATGTCATCATAGACAAAGAATGCGTCGTTAATCCATCCAACAATATGATCTTGGATATATTCTTTGTTTGCCTGAAGTTGCTTTCTTGCATTTCTTCTATCTACCGAGATACCAGCGTCATCACTAAACGTGATAGCATTTGGTACCACAGATATTGAATTGACGTTTGATCGAATATAGATGTGATCTGAAGTCTCCGTAGAAGCACCCACATGAACTGTGATCGTGTCTTGAGTAGTTGAAAGAATTGGCAACGGCTTATTGAATGCCGGATCTGTTGCCCTTGGGTGAGAGATCTCAGCAATATAATTATCAGATCCACATCGGAATACGAAGCTCTCTTCTTCTAACAGAATGCTTGTTCCAACAGTCAGGTCGTGATCTTCTATGGTAATCGTAAATGTGCCGGCGACCGTATCATATGTCGCGAAGGTAGCTGTATATTGGCGACCAGTTCTTTCGAGGATATCTAAGATGTTGTCGAAGGCAGCATCTACACGAGATGCACCAAGATAACCGAGAGAATCGATCAATTCATTTGTTTGATCTTTCAGATGCTTATAGGCACCTATTGTCTCTTCTCGTTGCTTCTCAACAACCTTTCTGGCTGTCGCCATGTAATATGCGTTACCAGCCGTAATCGAGTTATAATTGGTGTCTAACTGAGCATCATATTTAACTGCTGGTAAAATATAGTCCTCTGTATCCCTACGGCACTTCTTGCTGTTATAGGCAAAGAATTCGTCATTATTGTCAATCCAATCGACAAAGTTTTCGATGATGAGCTCTTTGTTATCTTGCAGTATTTCTCTTGCCTGAGTTTGTTCATCGACACCTGTATCAGCAAAGGTTAGAGGATCAGCATATGACTCTCCATTCTCCAAAATATTGAGTGTCGCATCAAATGATGTATTTGCTCGAGTATTAATCGTTGGATCATTTGATTGGAAGATCGCCTCTACTCGGTCCTGAAGATATCGGATTGCTCCTGCTGTCTCTTCTTGTTGGTCATTAATGACGACATAAGAAATTGGGCTTCGATATGTGATACCAGCCAATCTTCCCCAGTAGTTAGAATCGGTAGCGATATCCAAACCCACTCCGTCGAGTATAATGCCGGAATCTCTTTCACATTTTTGAGAATCATAAACCTCATAACCTAATCCTCCATCACTGATTGGAGTGGTGAGATGGTCGATCATATCTTGAACGATATTATTCGATTCTGCAACTAACGTATCACCGAATGCTGTATTTTGGAATATCGTGCCGGTAGGTTGCCTTGGTTGATAGAATGTGGCAGTACCCTTGGCTCTCATCGATATATCACCGAACTGAGAACCTGAGTTATTCAATGTCACCTGACCACCGTTCAATGCATAGAACGCACAACGTGTGAAGATCGACAGCGAACCAATTCCGTTGACACCGGCACCATCTCGGGCAACATATCCGATACCATTCTGGGTTCTAGGTGTGAAACCGAAGCAGAGAACATACGTATACAGAGAGTCTTTATCGAGAACTCGTCGGTCGGCAAGAAGACATCCCCCACCTCGTCCCACGAGTGGATTCGGGAAGTCATCTATACCTATACTTTCTACGATACCAACACCACCGGATTCAGAAATGACAGTATCGCCAACATTGAATCCTTCACCATTTTTCAGGTTACGTACGTAAATCTTTCTTTGAGTAACAAGATCACCTGGTATTACCGGTATCTCAAGAGCAGCATCTGCAGCGTCATCCCATGACAAGAAACCTACAGCACCACTAGAGAAGGTTACCTTATCACCGAATAACCATTGACCAGAATAGCCAGGCTCTAAAATGATCTGTCGACCAAGGTCAGCAATTGTTCCCTTGGTGTTAAATGGATTGAGGGGTGGTTCAACATCAGCACGTAAGAAGTTAGAGAGCTGAGATGAATCCCTCAAATAAGGTGAACGTCGGAGTTTGGCACCTGGTCGATAAGCAACAGCGAAACCACCTTCTGGGAAATCGAAGTTGTCGACCTTCCAATTAGTGTATGAGAAACCTTGTAGGTAACAGCCGGAACCTACCAACCAACAGTTATTGTTTTCGTACCCGGGTAATGCCTCGATTACAGTGGCGTATTGTCCTGACGTAGATGTTGCAGAACAATCATCTGGAATGGCAAGGTTACCCTTGGTGTAATATGTTCCTGGGCCAACAGAAATATGTACGGCGTTATTGACATCGTTACGATCAAACTTGCCGCCTGCCTTTTCGAGGGCCAATTCACAAGCTCTTTCAAGTGATTTAACAGGCTGGAGCATAGATCCGGGCCACTCATCACGGCCGTGAGAGACATCAACGTGAATCTTTAATGCCTGAGATACTGATTTGGCCAATTCATCGTAGAATTGCTTATACGTGATCTTTTCTGTTTTTCCGGTCTGGAAATTCTTTAATGCGAACCAAGACTCTTCGTGGATATTAGGATCGAATACCTCTTTCAGATCCATCTCGAAGTCTTCAAGCTCACCTTCGATGAATCGAGCGTTTGTCACCAATGAATCATCGACAGTACCATTCGCAAAGAATGATGTCTCAATGGTTGAATCTTGCATATCAGAATCTAAGATCACCGTGTTGGTCAAGGTGGTCTCAGATATCGTGCCTTCTCTGAAATCAGTTGTTAAGATTGTCGAATTGGTGATCAGTGAATCATCTAACGTAGTACTGGTGAATAGGTTATTCGAACCAGTGCCATTAGAGAAGTCTGAGTTATCGATGTCTAGGTTATCACCAGTTGAATTTAGCAATTCACCTTGCGAGAATACAACATTATTGGCAGTACCATCATTGAACTCAGACTGTGTGATAATAGAGGTATTAACCGTGCTATTAACAAGAGCAGATTCTGAGAAAATGTTGTTGTTACCAGTTGAATTGAATATGACACTGTTATCCATAATGATATCAGTGGCAGTAGAATCTGAAATCTCGCCAAGAGTAAATGAGGATTCGAGAATTTCTGAATATTCAATTGTTCCATCAGTAAAGGTACTGAACCCGATAGACAGGTTATTGGCAGTACTGTCTGCAAGATTTCCATTTAAGAACTCAGACTGAGTAATGACAATATTGTTTGCATTCGAATCAGTGATATCACCGTCTGTGAACAACGATTGTGTAATCGTTACATTATTCGCAGTAGAATCGAATATCGCACCATCAGTGAAGGTAGACGCGCTAATGTCGACATTATTTGCTACGGAATCAAATATAGCCCCATCGATAAATGTCGAATTTGTTATAACAAGATTATTGGCATTAGAATCTTCGATATCTCCATTTGAGAATAGAGACTGATCGATGACAGAATTTGTTAGGGTGACATTATTACCGGTGCCATCGTTGAACTCAGAGTTCGTGATGATCATATTATTACCGGTAGAATCAAATATGGCTCCATCGGTAAATGTAGAATCTGTAATGGCTACGTTATCAGCAGTAGAATCGGTGATCTCACCATCAGTAAAGGTGGAGTCGCGGATATCTAAGCGAAGAGCAACAGAATCTTGAAGGGTACCATCTCTGAAAGTAGATCGTCGAATGATACTGTCTTCCATTATGGAATCAGTGATGGTTACGTTACGGATAAGAGAGTCAAAGATTGTGACACCAGAAATCTGACCACCAGTAATTCTGATGCGTGAGAAGATCTCGTACTGAATTGCTTCTACGAGCTCTTTACGGGTAATATTTTTGGTGCCGTCATCACCTTGGATAAGGTTGACGATGACGAAGAGGTCTTCACTACGGGTATTGGCACCAGTGATCGAACCTAACTCTGAAATCTTAGCCATGAAGCCTTTACCTTTTTATTTTGTATTTATAAGATCAACAATCAAAATATAATATAACTAAGATTATCCGTCGCAGTTGCAACGTTTTTCTAATTCCACAATCCTGTCTTGTAATTCTTTGATGGCCTCTACAAGAAGACCAACCGTATTTCCATATCGAAGTGCTTTATATGTCTCTCCGTCATCTTCTATATGAGATGCATCGTAAACAACACCAGGTAAGACCTTCTCAACTTCCTGAGCTATGAGACCAGTGGTTCTATAATCGGGGTCATCCTTGTAGTTAAATGTGACACCCCTGAGTTGAGAAACCTTTTCGAGAGCATTTGGAATGACCTCGATATTTTCTTTTAAATTAATATCTGATGCATTACCGAATGCCGTGATATCACCTTCAGCGACAATTTCGCCAGTTTCGTATAGGCGAATAGTGGGATCGGTTGCATTATATACACGAAGATTACCATATAGATATTCGTCACATTCAACATTCAAATTAGCGGCAAGGTACATTTTTCTAGTTGATGTACCACTTTGCTTTAATGCCCAATTAATAGTTGGTGTAGAGGCTGAACCAGTGCCATATATTCTAAAATGATTGTTAGTGTCAGCATACGCACCATCAACCAAAAATTCATTGGCACGGACAACCCCAGAGTCTGCTGTAATATTACCGGTAGATGTTACACTAGAAAAAGATACAGCTGTATTTTCTTGTGCGTAACCAGAGAGGTTTACAGTTGCCGAGATTTCTTGAACACCATTAGAAATTTCTGATATGGTGATATTACTACCAGCCGAAAGTGATGAAGCAACTCTTGCTCTGGTAAAATATTGTGTTCCAGAATCGTATGCTGCACTAGGATCTTCACTGACGTCAGCGGTAGTCAAACCACCCAATGAACCATTAATCGTAACATTATTGAAGATACCATTGTTAGCAGTAACATCTTCTGTCACCACGATATCTTCAGAAACAATCAAATTAGGTACCGTCAATGTACCAGCAGTGGTCAATACCAGTTCTTCGGTGCCTCCACCAGTATTCATGATAAAATCACCACCACTATCCTTGATTCCTACGTCCCAAGATAGAGTACCGTTTGTATATTGTGTCTGTGCACCAGAACCAGAATATGTAAATGTGGCTACGATTTGATCTGGACCAGAGATATTTACCGGTTCAGTGAATGCAATCGTATTACCAGCACCGGTATTACCAATCGTGGTAGTCGATAACTTGTTAGTAGCAATCAAGTTTGTTGCGGTGAAATCACCAACCAGTGTAGAATTACCAGTTGCCGAGTCACCACTGCCAGATGCTGTCATGGCGTCTCCAGCAAAGATTCCTACCATTTCATTGGTTTTATTCAACCATGTCTGAAAGGTATCAGTGGTACTAACAGTAGTTATTGTCTTAGCCATTATTCGTGTCCGATTCTATTTTTTCGATTCTTTCGCTGATATTGAGCAGGCATTGTTTGATTTCTACGATATCAGAATGAAGCTGATCAACCTTTCGTTGATAGAGCCTTTCCATTTTATATTTATTTAATGCTTCTCGGTCGGTATTAAGAATGGCTTTCCCGGTAGGTGATCTCTGCATCATGTGAGTGCAATCCCTCTATAATCCTTGACAAATGGTACAGAACCCCTTCTGTCTGAGGTCATTACTATCTTCAATGACCAACGCCTGAATGTATCAAAGGTTCCTCCATCTGCACTTGTATATTGATATTCACCACCGGCACCAGTCTTAGCAGAAGCAGGTATTCGATACCTAAACTCTCTAAAGTCACGAAGGTTGCCCGTATTCGAAAATAGACCTACACCTTCAAACAATTCCATTTCAACCCAGTCCAATGTGGTGAATGCAGAAACATCAGAAACATTTTGACCTCGGAAATATACCTTAATATCTGTACCAGTAGGCCTATAACCCGTGAGATACATTTCAAAATCTTCCGCATCAAAGTCTTCGGCCAATTCGGAGACCTTTGATACATAGACTCCAGCCTCATCTTCTGTTTCAGATATCTGATATTGACCAGCCAATATTTTCGAAACCTCAACATCCAATAATGGAGTAGAGGTTTGATTGCCACTGTTGGCCATATTGACCGTGATTTCAAATTTCTTGCCCTTGCCTGGATCATTTGATAAACTGTATACAAGACATCCAGTCTTATTGAATTCGTTTCGATCATTGAATCTCAGTGATTGTACATGCGTATTATTCACATTAAGAGGATCGGTGAATTCACCAGTGATCGTAGTACTTGTTACACTGTCATTACTTCGAGAGATGAATGGCATGAAATAGCTCAATTCAACGTTATCAATCGATACGATGTTTGCTGTAGACTGTGAATCTAATCCTACAATTTGGCCAGATACATCAAACTGTCTGGTCGCAGATGCATTACTTCCTTCGAGGTACATCTTGAATACATCTCTTGGGTTATAATAAATCAATTCACCTTTAACGATAGGATTCGCAGTACTGTTGGAGAATGTGTGTCCTGCCGTATGATCTACAGTCATGCTCGTAGATGTATCCACCGTGACAATTTCGAAGATATCAATAATACCGTTACCAGTATCGTTGACCAAAATGAAATCACCACCGGCGTAAGTATCATCTAGTGCAGTACCAGTGATCGTGTTAGTACCGGTTGTGATGCTCACAGTTGCACTTGTTGAACCAGAGGTGTTCTTTAGCTGATAAATTGTCTCACCACGATTGAATGCTCCGGTGAACGAATCCACCGTAAAGAATTCGTGATTATTATTAGTGAGAACAACACTTCCAGTAGACTGATCAAAATTATTGCGATACAGTTTAAACTTGATATCCTCATCTTGATAGGATTTCCAAGCACGGTTATTGGTAGATGTAAACAGAACCCCGTCTCCCCAGTCTTGGACAATTGCTTGTCCCTGAGTAGCGCCGGGGGTCAGATCATCCCCACCAACCTTTGAAGTGAAGATTAGGTAACCAGGATCGTTACCATCTGGCATTACTACCACACAATATTCTTTTTCTGTATCTAATCGAACAGGAGCCTCAAATATGACTGTCGTTACCACAGAGGCATCATCTGATACATTTACCTGACTTGATCGTAGATGAATTTCTGAGAATGGCAAAATCTCTGGAGCAGGATATCCGTTAGATACCTCTCGAAGCATTACAGTGACACCATTCGTTGCACTCTTTCTCTTAAAATACAGATCGACCTTAGAGACATATACGGCATCAGATCCCTGACCCATACCAGCCTTGATGAAGAATGTCTGTGCCAGAGGATCACCACGTCGGAATATAGGAATCGTTGGTACGATAATAGGAGCAGGCCTCGATGGGAGATTACGCGTAGAGGTAGTTTCCTGAATTTCAAATTCTGGAGTTCTTGTCGTTGTGGTGGTAGACAGAGATGTTTTCTCTACAGAGAAATTATATGCATGATATGTCACGAAACCACCAGAGGTGCCAGAGGATTCGATGTCACCATATACGTCTACGTCTGCAATCTCTAATACCCTATCACCGACAAAGAAGGTATTGGCAGGTAAAGCAAATACTGCTCTTAAAACACCTTCGGCATCTGTGGTAACAGGATCACCCAAAGATCCGGCTCTTCGAACATCGTCTGAACTAAATGCATCTATATTGCCAGGGGCAACCGAACCATCTACGTTGACCTTATCGAAATAGAAATAATGTCTCGTATTTGGTCTCAAGCCAACCATGAAGATTGCAATATTCCTTCCTGACATGAATGGTTGAAATTCCATATTGGTGACAAAATCACCAACATATTGTTCTGTCGTAGTTACAGTTTCCCCTACTAGCTCTAAGGACCTAGTTGTCGTTGTCTCTACTCCTCCACCTGTAACAGGATTTACACCAGAAACAGTAACTTCTGTATCCGTTAGAGGTTGGAATTCCTGAATGTTATCAATGATTTCCTGCGTGGGGAAAGAATTATCGATCACTATCTGAGCAGGAGTTGTGGTCGTATCATAATTCGCATCGTAAGGAGGTGTTATCTGACCACGGCCAGCATAATTATAGAAATTACTTACACAGTTTCGTGTGTTGGTGGCAAATGGTTGCTCGATGATAGGAATATCTGAATTCTTGCTCAGACCCACTGCCTTGGTTAGGGCATTACTTGGGAATCTCTGATCGTTCGTTCCACTGGCATAAATCAGATCCATAGAGAATTCTGTTGTGGCCGGTGTCAATATTTTAGCCTTGTGTCGAATCGCAGATCTGAATTCTGGATGTTTGACATCAGCAATACCCAGATCGTTCATTGGATCTACAATAAATCCGTTCTTAAAGCGAGTATTACCATTCTCATCTTTGATATTCAGATTGGCAGTATCAGACTCTAATTGGTTCAGTGAGATATAATACGACATATTTTCGATCTTCTTCTCTAATGAATGAAGATCCTTCATCGTATAATTCTTAATGCCTTTTTGCTTGGCCTTTACTGCATAATCTCTTTTACCCATCGTGTTTGCTTCTTGCATTGTAAGAGCAGGAACACCGGGTATTGTTACCTCACCGATTACCAGTTGGTCAGGCTCAGGACGAGGGGGTACAGCATATCTTTCTTCCTCTCCCTTAATTAATTTGGTAGCACCATATGAATCAATGATTAACAAATCCACACGTGAAAGATAGTGTTCGATATCTGTGATACACGTGCCGTTATATGCTGGAATCAATGGTGGAGAATAGTCGCTGAATGTTTCGTTTGCGTTGCTACCTACCGGATCATCAAATACCACTGCTGAGGCCGCATTTGGTACCGTATAGGAAATCGTAGCCTCTTTATTTGCATAAGGCCTAAAATCGAAACACTCACGAAGGTTATATCTCTTACCACTCGAAGCAGTAAATGTGGGGATTTCATTTGAATCCAATGTTTGAGGATAACTATTAATCGTGAAGAAATACTCTCCAGTCGAATTATTTAACTGGAAGCACTTGAATTCAATAGACATAACACCAGCAGTTGGTACTGGTCGACCCGAGATATATTCGATGTAAGACCAATCGTAGAAGGTATCCTTCTGATTAGGTACAAGTCTAAATGATGAGGTTACATCAATCCCTGCCGAATCAAGAATCTGTACGATCTCGTAACAATCAGGCATACCCAACGTATATCTTGTCTTGGTCGGAACGTTTGCCGTAGCCTTAACAAATGTAGTTCTTTCTTGTTTGCCCCAAGGACCAGAAGAAGTCAAATTTTTATTGATATTATAATAAACGTCTGCTACACCTGTACCGGCAGAGGCAACGTTGATGACCAATTCTGAATCATTTAATTGGGTGGTAACCGACGATACAGTGAGAGGAGTTGAAGAGCTGTCAATTACCAGAACATCGCTGACAGAATTAGAACCAGCAAAGTTATCATTTCCAGTAGCAGCGATTGTAATTTGTGTTCCAGTTAACGTGACATTTAACTGTTGTTGTCTTATCGCAACTGTGGTGTCTGATGTTTCAAAACTACTCATCACACCACTGTCGAACACAAGCTCTGATTTTGAATTTTCTTTTGCAAAAAATCCTTGGGTCAGATCGACCTGCCCAAAACCAGGTATCTCAATATTATCGACATCTGTCGTTGTTCCACTGGACATATAAATTCGTGACAAGAAAATCTTTCCTGGTAGTGCGTTAAGAACATATGCCTCACCAATATCGACATTGGAAGAATTTCTTAAATTGACCTTCGCGGACATTCCTAATACTGGTCGGCCGGAATACGTACAAGGATACCAGCTACCATAATTCAAAGATACTGGTTGATTATTCAGTACATCAGTCGATGCGATATCATCTAAGATAAAAGACTGTTCACCTTTATTCTCTACCCTAAAGCCCTTGACATATGCAGTACCAGATCCTACTGTTACCCTTAGATCGGTGATAGCAGTATTCGCCAGGTTTTCTTTTCGTTCTGTTTTTAAATCAAAATTACGAAGAATGTAATTACCAGATTCTTCATAGGTTCGACGTGCCATTTCTTCGCCGATGACGTTATATTGAGAAACGTCTCTAAGTGTTACGGCGTTTCCATTTTGGTAACGAACGAGAGAGAAGAACGATGCATCTGCCTCTGCTATAGGTGTATCAAGGGATACCAATTCTGGAATTAATTTAAGACGATCAGCACCTGGCGCATTTTCATTTTGTGAACCGTTGGCATTATCGTATAAAGATCCATCCTGTCGAGCATTAACCAAACGCTCACGGATTCGATAACCCACATTCTTAGCGTCGGGGATATCAGTGTACTTTGTTACGACCAATGTCTGTGCATCGGCAAAGAGAAAATGTCCCTTTTGGAAGATAATGCCAGGAGCAGCCTGCAGACCATATGCAGGACCAGTCGCAGGAGTCAAAACACCATCAGATGCCTGAAGTCCCGTGATCGATAATAGATCTGTAGCGATTGGGTTCACTTCGGGTGGAACCAACTCGCCGACCTTATACTTGTATCTGGTGATTGTTAATGATTCACCGTCATTGAATTGACCAGTCGTATTATTTGTTGTCTGGTTTAAATATCGAATGAAAAAGGTATTTAAATCGGGTGGCCTAGATTCAAAGCCCTGGGCTGCAGAAATGATCTCCGCCTGAAGACCCGTATCACCACCAGTAAGAACATATACGTAATCGATCTCTGTTTCGATTCCATTGATCGTTTCAGTTCCTCGGCCTGAAATATATGCTTCGACATTAACATTGTTTGAGAGGTCGTCGACCTTTACGAACTGAAGACCATTGATTCTTGTGAAGTTACAGCCTTTGACAATACTGCCTTCTTTGAAAATATTATCGCCAAATTGCTCCACTTGATTTTGGAGCATTGTCTGCATCTGTGTGAGCTCTCGAGCCTGTACTGCGAACCCGGGCTTGTATAGAACACGATAATACTGATTCTCTAAATCGTAATCGTCGAAATACGGAGCAGTATTTAGGTTTGTATTAATTGGCATTAATCTGGTCCCTTAAAATTCGAATACTATCTTAAACTCTTCTCGTGAAAGAGGATTTCTTTCTAATGGGAAGAAGTCTTCGATATAGTATACCTCTCCCGTTTGTTGTTTATAAAGTGGTGTCACTATGTTATTTGCTGCCGGTGAATTCGGAGTAATGATAACACCGGTATCTGTTCTAAATGGCAATGCTGGATCTAAAGAAATATCACTACCAGGTTGGTTTGGATAGACCCCGACATATTGTGCTATGTAAACCGTGTTTGAAGTGAAATCTAATTCATGTACTGTTCCACTGAATATGGTTTCATTATTCGAATCTATCTGGGTAATAATTGTATTAGCAGTAATAAAACCAATATCGTCTGTCGTCACTGCAATTCTATTATCGAATATCTCCTGTGCGATGACAGCATTATTTGCATTTGGATCGGGGAAGAATTCTGGCTCTTTTACGATACCAATACCATTATATGTATTTGTATCACCGATCTGCTCGTTATCATCACCCGTAATGAATCCATAAAGCAAGAAATGCTTGCACTTCAATTCATCTAAAAGATTATATCCGTGGCCACCGGGTGGTGATAATACTGGTCTGATCTCTGCCCTCACATCTGTGGTTGCCGTATCTTCTGGATCGAAATCAAACAGAGGATCTTTTACCACTGCAGATGCATTTCGATAACCACTACCTGCTGTGATCACCTGAATATTATTTATTCTACCTGAATCAACTTCTGCTACAGCTGATGCACCAGTTCCATCACCGGTAATGGTAATAAAGGGAGTAATTCCAATGGCCGCAGAGCCTAGATTATCTGGCTGAGGATCTGGTGTTACCGTAAATATCCCTCTCTGTGTACCTTCGTCGTATTCATAATCCGTCACTTCATAATAAAATGTGTTTGCGGATACTGTAGTTGCCCTTAATCTTTGGCCGATGAAATAATCATTCGCATGATATTTGACATTTTCTCTAAGAGTGGCACCAGTTACCTGAATCTCGTTAGGGGATACAGCACCTACGATATTAGCCAAAATCTCTTCATAGCCTTGATTGATATCTTTATTCTCGATAAAAATATCACTGAATGATGATAAGAAGGAGGTATTCGCAACTGGATCTGATTCGAATGTGCCAACGATTGGAATATAACCCAATGCGTTATAAGCCTCAAATTCAATTAAACTGATTGCGTATAGGTATTTCCAGACGTATCCATCTGCAGTACGATAAATTTGATCTCCTACCGCGGGATCGTAATTAGGTGGGGATGATACCTCACCGCCATAATTATTAAATAGACACTTATAAACACGATAGTCACCCGTATCGTTATTGGTGGGCCCTACCACGGCATAGAATCGTTCATCTTCTAAATCTACTGTATCGTCGTATTGGACGTATGTGTCTCCGTTGGCCCATGGGATATATTTGATCATATATCGCACGTCTTCCTGACGGATCTTTTTGCCGAATAATGTTTTTGATAGGAAAGAATTTTTGGCTACCTGTGAATTCGTGGCCTGGATACTTCCTAATTCAATCCCTGAAACAAATACATACGTATTCGAAGACTCGATGTCTTCGTAAAAACGTCGAAGGACATCGGTCTTATAATTTGTTGTTAATATTTCGGCCATCTGAATTCCACATTACTTTTCTATGTTTATTTATTACCCGAGTCTAATCTTTCTACGAGGATATGTTTGACCACTTACAGGCCGGCTTTGATATACGTTTGTTCGAACTGGCTCACTGACAAATTCTGGCACCACCCTATATCGCCAAGGCAAAGCAAAGCGTTTTTTGTTTACAGTGGCATAGTATGCCTGAGTTGTATTGCAAAATACAAAATCCTCTCCGGGTCCTCCAGACTGACTGGTAGGTTGATACCTTACACGATCAGGTTTATAAGCAGCGCTGCCTCCTGTTGAATCTCCTACATTATTAATATTAAGGCCATTATTACCCTCTACCATATTAGCAACTTCCTGCATGATCGAAGTGGCACTACCAGCTGAAGACCAATCAAAAGGTTGGTTTGTGGGTTCAAAGATAGGTTCAACCATTGTATTATAATCCACAGAATCTTGTGCCTCTTCTATTAAAGACCTAAGCTCTGCTATCGTTGGCCATGCACCTTTCTTATTATAAAAATATTCGACTAATAAAGCAGCGCCTCCAACAACTTGGGGGCATGCATTACTGGTACCACCATATAAACTCCATACATATCCATTTACATCGCTCTGCGGATCGCCATAATTAGATACTGAATTATATGCGCGCTTCACCTCGGCAGTTGTAGTTACAAGATGGCCATGAGCAGCGCTCTCGGAAAATGTATTATATAAACCAGAATTGTTGCATCCTCCAACGACAATTGCGGTTTCATGATTATATGGATCTCTATGAGGATAAAATGAGCTAGTTGTTGCTCTATTTTCTATCGTCCAGTCTTCATTATAAAAACCGCCTTGTGAATTAGAAATAGCATATATATTCCCAGCGTCAGTGAATAACTGATTATTCCATTGCGGCTGGGAGTCGTCTGCTCTATATACGTTTGGTTCATTTCCTGAAGACCAGAAAGAATATATGCCTTCATATGTATTTAAATTATTCCAAGCCAAATCTAACGTAAAAGATGCTCGGGACGACTGACCTGATTTTACACACCAAAAATAATTGCCGGGTGCATCAGACCTTTCTATCTGCCATAATGAAAATCCACCAGCATGAAAAGCTGTGAAATCATTGGCCCAACCACCACCAGGTCTGTTCACAGTTGTTTGATTTCCATCGCTATCATACCAAATAAATTGTGAGATTAGATCAACCGGAATATAATAATTAAACTGGCCGCTGGCGAAGTAGCCCCAAGAATTGTTTATGATTGTCGCGTTTCTTCGGCCGGTGGCTGAATTGATTGGTTTGGTAATGTGCCAAGCCACTATTGCGTTGACAGCCGCAGTCGCGCCATTAGTAGTATATATCAATCTTACATCAGAATTCTTTGCCCAGCCGGTGCACGTTCCGGCTGCTGCCATAGCAGACGCAACAGCATGTTCATGTACATAGTTTGTATTGGATACCTGATTATTTTCAGACGCAGTTACAGAACCATCATAAGAACTCCAATCCATTGGAACAATTTTGAAACTATTATCACTTGGTTTCAAAAAATTGGGATGGCTGGCGTTATTCGACATTAACGTATTGTTCTCATTACCGGCCGGTTCCAATATGACTATATCAACAGTAGACCCATCAAAGCTTTGTTTAATAGTAGCGTTTGAGATTGCAATTGGATCTTCCTGATCTCCATCAGCCAGGCCAGAATCATAAAACATTCCAACAGTTTGACCGGATGCAGTGAGAGATGAGGTATCTATTCCTGCAGAATAACAGATAAAGCTACTGGTATATTCCGAGCCATCTACAGAATTCCAAGCAGATTGTTGGTCTACCGTTGGCTTTTTTGTCTGAGTGATTTCATTATAACCATGATGCTTTACATTTCTTTCTTCTCTAAAAATCCAATCTACTTCTTGGACACGAGAATCAGCTTCCAAAACATCTTTTTGGCTATCTGTCATATCAATAATAAGACATCGAGGAACATATTGCAGTGTGCTGGGAATGTCCACCACACCACTGAACTCTGCTACAAAGTCATCTTTATCGACGCCTTCAGCTAGTACAACCTCATATCTTTTCTTGTCTGACATATTAGGTCTCTAATGTGAGAGCAGTTAATGTTACCGTGACCGTACCAGTAGAACCAGTATTATTTTGTATTGCAACTGGGACCACGGTTTCTGAATTATCTAACCAACCGAATACTGCAGGAGTAATCTTTACGGTTCCGGCTCCGGTGAATACTGCTTCTGCAATTACACCAGAACCTTCTGCAGGATCTACACCTTGTGTTCTTCCAGCGTCAGCCGTTCTTGCAGCCGTATCTGAGTAAATTCTAACCCAAGCTGCACCATCTGATTGAATCGAATAAAGTGCATAGGACTTACCGATTGATGCATATTCGACATTATCAGAAGCTCCGTCAGCAATAGATGCCGTTGTTTCTGCCTCTGTGTTTCGTGTTGCACTACCTCCACCACCACCGGCGGATGGATCTCGAACAACAATATCACCATTCATCGATGCATGGACAGTACAAACATATTCATATGTACCAGCAGGGGCGTTACCTGGGATTTTCCAATAGAGTGTACCGCTTGTTTTATCTTGAGCATTACTTCCTGTAGTTGTTGTACCATCTTGAGCAACGTGTACCAATCCTGTATTATAATTAGATCCGCCACCGATATCTAAAATTCTAAATGGGTGAGATGCAGTAACACCATCGAGATTGAAGGCAATCGTCTGGCCACGATCTACATAGACTGTGGGATTATCACCTGGGTATTGATCAATCAGATAACGTGTCGAATCAGGTCCAGTGACTACCAAGTTACTGACAGCCTGTAACGCAATATCATCAACATCTAAATCGGCTGTATCTACCTCGGTTAGTGTGGCAAAGGTACCACCACCACCGCCGCCTGCAATTGTCACGGTGACATCATCGCCAGAAGTCGAAGCAACAACACCAGCACCTACAAAATTGATTGATGCCAGACTAGTCGTTAATGAAGATCCTTCATCTGATACGGTGATATTTGCACCACCACCGCCAGTGGCATCTGTATCATTAATCCAAGCTGATCCATTATATTTTAATACCTGGCCATTGGTCGGACTGCTGATTGTGACATCGCCGAGATCAGGTAAATTACTAGCACCACCGCCACCAGCATTGGTTACCCAAGTATAGGTACCATCTCCATTTGTCTGTAATACGTAATTGGCCGCTTCTGTGTTTGTAATAGTACCGTCGTAGACAAATGGTGCAAGAGGATCAACATATGAACCTATATTACCAGCTGAATTATCACTGAGAAGTTTATTCCACTGCCCATGAGCATAGTACATGGCCCCTGTGTCATGAGCGTGAGCAATGACTCCGTGATGCGCGGCTGGATCTAATGCAAGAACCTCGGATTCTAATGCGTAGAGGAAAGAAATTTTATTTGCTGTACCAAGAAGCTCTATTTCTTCATCTGAGTTGACAAGGTTGGTAACGATATCCCCACCTAAAGAGTTATACACCTCTGTGAAGTTACCATTAATTTTCTGCATCGCTGTTCGTATAGGATCACCAGTGCCGTCATTGGCGACTGCCCCTATATCGACTGTTTGCTTGGCCATGTTATCTCCAAAAAGTTTTTATCTGTTATTTATTTTAAATTGTGTTAACATTATCTGATGTCAATATTGTAGAATCTACAGTAAAGTTTAAAATATCTGAGGTAATAGCATTAATATCCTGGGTATCGAAAATTGAACCCTGGCCATCATCATTGAAATATCGAATGAAGTTAGAGGTTAATGATATACCTACTTTGTTTTTAAATAAGAATTGATTGAATACCTTAGTACCGGCAAGATGCACATTCTCAAGAAGACCCGGCATGTAATCTGCTGGATTGACGGCACTCTTAAGCTCATAAGAATACTCCTGAAGATAATCACTATCCTGAACCTTCTTCTGCGAATCGTAATAAAAATCTTCACCGTCCTCGGCCAGTGTTTTCGTGTATCCATTAATATGAGAATTAAAATTAGACCAATAACCAGAATTCGTGCCCTGTGATTGTGACGTTACCACTGCCTCTGCTCTAACCGATCCATCTGAGGGTCTTGTCAGCTGTACATATGTCCCATCGGGATATCCAAACCCAGAGCCTTGAACAGCTACCTCTTCAATCGTTCCTATTTCGAATGCTACAGGAGATGCAATGACAGCGTTTTCACCCAATTTAGGCGAATCATAATTTTGTTCTGACTTTATCGTTGAATATAAGACAATACCATCTCTAAGAATATCATTTGTTTGGCTGTCAAACCCGTAATAGGTGTAAGGTGTGATTCGAAGATAGCCGTTAGAATTAATCTCCCTCACGATACCTTGTCTACCAGTTCCTGTCTCTGTGATGATATTACCGATTGAAAAATCAAATACCTCTTCGGAATTGGTGAAGATAATATTTTGGTCTCTTCGGTCGAATCTGGAAAATAAAGAATCTTGCAATACAGATTTCACATCATTTGTGTAGGCAGTACCAGGGTTGACGTTTAATAACGCATCGATAGTTCCAATGGTAATATCTTGCAAATCAAATGCGTCTTCTAGTACGGTATTAATATTGACAGGAGAGGCTGAACCAGACATTGGAGTACTTGCTCCATAATCTGCAGCATTTAATGCGACAGACACATATGGAGAAATTAGGTCAGTGATAAGACTGACTGTCTCTGAATTAGATATGGATTCTACTCGAACGTCTGTCGATAATCCGGTATCTGGTTCTAAATTACCAGGAGCAGAACTATTGAGAACTGTGTAACTGACTGCTGGTACAGTAATATTTGGATTACGATCAACTGTACTTACGGTATATGACAGACTGAATGATGTACCAGTGTCTATTCTGACAGCAACATAACTCGTTGTTTGTCCTGTTACTACACCAGATGTACCATTCGTGTCACTGAGTCTCTCGTATATTTCGAAATCTTCAGCCGAATTATCTAAAAGGATGAGCTGATTCGAAGAAAGTAATCTTGTTTCTTCGAGACTGTAACCCCAACCACCATCTTGTAGATCGTATTTTACCTGACCGTCAATATCTTCTGATATCTTTGTGACGACTGCAGTACCTCCGGTCCCTATCGGCGATGTGACATTTACAATATCACCAACCTCATTACCTACGGTTCTGATTCCGAGCTGATCATCAACATCTAAAAAGTTCATAGATCCGTTTACGAATCCAAATCCTACCTCTACACCATTCACGATTGTCAATAATTGATCATATTTTTGAAATGAACCTCTTACCTGATCAATATAAATGATCGGGGTCAAGATACCATTTAATAGAATCGTATTAATTTTATCGACCGCAGCCTTTGCTCCAGAAAACGATCCTGTAATATTACGAGAAAGAAGTGTACTATAATCGTACTGTTCACCGGTGGGTGAAAAGAATTGATTATTATTTGGGTACATCTGCAGATAATTACCGGTCTTCCATTTAGAGTCGGATACCTTGAGCATATTCGCTGCAGGATAAACGACCTCAACATCCTTATTGTAAAACATTTGGAAGAAAAGCTTAATGCCAGAAGCCGAACCTTTACGTTGATATAGATCAAGGATATTTCGAACTAGTACCTTTACCCCTGCTTCATCAAGGGGAAGATCTGCCATATATTTATTTTTAAAGTAAAGTAACATCTCATTTTGAGTGGTCGCGATATCACGATACTCAAACATCCTACGAGCATTATAGGTAGATTGGTTCGTGGTCTCTTCCAACCACTTGTAGTATTCTTTCGTGAGTGCAATCAATTCCTGTCCGCTTTCCTTATAGATAGCGGGGTATTGACTTTCTACGAAGAGAGATACATTTTTGTCTACAATGCCAACCATTTTACTTTACCGTATTAATTATAGGTCTTGGCCTGATTAATCGTAGCCTCTTTTGCTTCGACTAGATTCATATTGACAGTTACGTCAGTGTCGCGGATAATGAATACACGACCCTTTGGTGATTTGACATCTTGGTCTTTGGTGTTTGCCGTGACCTTAATACCAGACCCATCGAATCGTTGAACAACAAAGTCAACCAATCTAACCTCACCAGTATCATAATCTACAGTACCGGCTTTTGGATTAATGACCTGAGGATTGGCCGGATCATCAACGACGATCTGAATATTACCCAAGCCATCGTCTTGAATGTATACGCAAACATCATCTACGTCATAAGGACTACTCTTGATTGCCGGCTTATAGTCTGGGAATCCGTTCTCATCTCTAAAGGGATATGGCCTAACGAGAGGAGCATTAAACTGAAATCGTGGATTGCCTTTTACATTCAGTGCTGGGGCATATTCGATGATAGGTTTAATCTCGAGGCTAGTGCTCTTAATTGCAGTGTCAATACTATCGATTGCACTTGAAAGCTTAGACACTCTTAATGTCTTATCGAAGTCTTCAAGGGTGTCGTCAGAAAAGGTACCGATTGCATTACGTACCAAGGTTTCTAATTCACTGGCAGATCTACTTGTTTGCTTACCAGTGTAGGATACGTCCACGATCATGTCAGCATATACGAATTCTGTTTGAACAAATATAGGTTCGATGGACAATGGAGATCTATCCGCCAAATATTCAAGATAAGAATTAGCAAGTGTCTGGGAAATAATTGTCGTATCGTCTGAAAGATATACCGAAACCGCGACCTTACCAAACTGTGGTGGATCTAACTCATCACCACCGTACACAGATACTGCCGTGATTTCTGGGAATTGTTGCTTGAGAAGGATTTCGTAATCCTTTGTGGTAACAGCCCTTTCTTGAATTTGAATTGACTTAGGAGCATTGAATCGAATAGATTCCATCGATTCACGTTCGGCTCCACCCGTAGAAGGAGTCACCGTCTCGACTGAGATCGATGCCCCTTCTATGAATGAAGCTGTGAATGCAGAAATTTTATTACCTTCTTCACCAGAACAGATTCTATATCGAACACGAACATCCTCAAATTCCTCTGGCTGTGCACCGAATTTATTCCCACCGAAATAAACACTATATCGATTATCAAAATAAGGCTCTACATAAAATACCTTGTCCGTTGGCCCGACACCAAATATGTCATTTGCCCTTGTGAAAACATTTTGATCGTCTGTCGCCTCAGCATCAACGAATACCACCAATGAATCTGTATCGACATTATCATTAGAAAGTGCTACCCTGAGCACACCATCTGCATCAACAATGAAGCCTTCTCTCTGGAAGCTTTCTAGCATCTGACCTTCGAATAGTGTAATCGTTTCTGTTTGATAAACACCGGCAGCTATTCTCTTGGCAATATATGTTTCGTCTGTGACAAACTGGAATGCCTCACCAAGATATGTTGCCTGAAAAATACTATATCGTGGAATCGTGAGTGTTTGAGCAGTCTCTGTCTCATCAGTGATCGTAACGATAACTTCTGCTCTTGCAGATCTTCGGGATCTTGGTAGATAGTTTAATTCTTTAGCATGGGAGACAATTGAGTTTTTGATTGAGGCGGTGTCGAGGAACATTTCGTTGATTGCCATGTTCGTATAATAATTATTCATAAACGTATTATACGAAAGGACATCGAGCAGTGCACTCAGATTCGACCCTTCAAAATTATAGTCTTTGAACTGTGTCTGTGTTTGCAGATATGTCTTTAATTGGGTTTTGATCCCATCAAAGTCCAGTTCTGTGATTGGTGTCTTGACGTCTGCCATTTATCTAATCCTTTCTAAAATCACATCGAGTGTGATCGGCTGTTGTCTGTTGCGAATATAAAATTGAATGACAACACCAACTGTATTATCATCAATTTCTGACCGAACAGAAACATCTATAAGTTCTGCTCTTGGCTCATACAATTCAATGGTTGATGTTATTTTATCTTTTAATAATTTCAGTGTAGATGGGGTAATATTTTCGAAAAGCAATTCACGGATGCCACCACCGAGGAATGGTTGCATAGGTCTTTCACCTGGGTCCGTCAGTAAAAGATTTTTGATTGCATCTTTCACTGCGTCCTCATCTTTCAACATGACGATGTCAGCAGAAAGAGGACTCTGAGCAAGATCTTTTGAAAAATCTTGATACAGAGATACCTTTTTAGTGACCGGGGTAAAGAGATCCCTGGCGTCTAATGTTGTCAGTGGCATTACGATGGTCTCCTTCTTATATCAAGGTGTATATCACCCGAATCTAAGAACCTTACGTGTTTAAAACCTACCTTTATGGCTGTATTTGTAAATGTTTCCTCATCATCACCCGGTGCCTTGATGTCTACGACTTTACCACTCATATGAGATGATTCCGGTGGAGCTCCAATTTCTTCATTATATTGTTGACTTCTCCAGCCAGATGTGATATCCATCTTAGACCCAAGCTCATCTGATAGTCGAATCAAATATACCTTCACATCTAAATCAATATTGACATAGCCCTCTAGGCCACAGTTTTCATCATCGACCCAATCACCAGATATACCTATCTTACTGTCTGTACCCTCTTTCACATCTTTACATGATGGCAGGGTAGAATATTCTTTAATGGTAATTCGTTTCACATTCACTGGTTCTTCTCCAGTGGGAGTAATTGCCTTACCATTCTCAGGTGACCACATCGTCTCCTGTTTCTCGATCAACTCTTTTTTCTTCTCGTCTGACATTCTTACAGCACCATTTCTGATTGCTGAAGATGTGTTGATGTTAGAAATGATCTTAAGTCGATTCGCTATATTAGAATATTTATTTGCAAAGTTGTCAAGGGGTGACTTAATCTGGTTCATTAACGCCTCAATGTTGAAGATAAAGGCGCAAAAACGAGAGATTAAATAATATAATTCCTCAATATTGGGATTCTCGAAGAGGCCAACAGCGTAATCGACGAGAGATTTGAATTTATCTTCAATTGCTTTTTTGTTTTCGTCATTGAAAAACAAACACATTTTCTCTTTTTGAGTCATCACTCTCTTCACCAACTGTTCATTGATGAAGGTAGATACGTTGCCAATTACATTCTCGATATTGAAGTTTTCAATTGCACTTCGGATATTATCAAACGCATCCATCAACCCCTTGATTAACTGTTCCTTGAGTTTCTCGATTAATGCTTTGACAGTAATTTTTTGTATTGCGGCCTTGATAATATCATCAAGGTCACGAATCTTGGTCAGAAATTCCAACGCGTCTTTAATAATTGCCTCTGCAGTGCCCAATAGAGTAAAGAACCCTTCAATCTGAGCAAAGAAATTAGGCATCTGGGCACACAGACCTCCCATTGAGCTCTGAGCGAACGATCCCTGATAATAGCTATTAAGCTGGGACAATAACACAGGTACATCATTAAAGCACTTATCTGTGCAATCTGCCGGTGTTAAATTATAGTCAGTGATAAACCCTGCGTATTCTAAGGCTGTGATAGGCCCTTGTTGCAATCGATTGTTTAGGTCTGGATAACCACTACCACCAGTTCGATTTAAAAGTGTATTTAATTGTTGTTGTCCTTCACCAAAGGTATCACCATATCGGCGAGTAGCTACTGCGATGGGATTTGATTCTGCCTCATCTAATACATTTTGCTCTAACGCTGCAGAAAACGCCTCGATCTGCCTGAAGGTATAATTACCACGGCCATTGATCGTAGGTCCTTGAGGTAGAGATAACCTATTCTGTAGAGTTAAATTAGTATCGTCAGCACAAACTTCCATTTTAGTCTCCGTGAGAAGCTACATATCCAGCATTATTAAAGGATCTTGTTACAGCCCTTGATATAATCGCTGTGGATTTGCCTGGTGGTTCTGGCATCGTAACACCAATAGAATCCAACGATGGCAAACCAAGAATCGAAATGCCGGGTACGTCGATGACAGGGGCAGTCGGCACACCAGGTGTGCCACCCATACCAATATTTACCACAGAACCATCGATACTTGTGATACCACCAGCAATAATTGTTGCAGCACCTCCAGCTTGAGCACTGAAGATACCTCCCGTGCTTATTTGCATTGCACCACCCACAGTGAAATCCATTACCCCGCCAGTAGAGATAGAGAAGAGACCACCGGTCAAGATACCAGCAGCTCCACCCGTCTGCAGACTCAACGTGCCACCAGTACTAATATTTGTCTTGACTCCACTCACGATATTGATGCCTTGTGTGATGCCAGGAGCATTCGGGCTTGGAGTACCAATCGGAGTCCCAACCACAGGGGTGACAGGAGGTAGGGCTCCAGTCTGTCCTATGAATAGGTTACTCCCGGTCATATGTGTATCAATGACGGATGTAATCTTGGTGAACAATCCACTGAATGATTCGACGCTGTAATAACCAGTCGTGAATACTTTATTACCAGTAATCTTGACATCGCCACCACTGGGCCCAGGAGCACCATCTACGTTGCC